GACGTGGGAGGACATCACGCAGAAGGCCCGCACCGGCCAGAAGCACTACTTCACAAACAAGACCAAGACGGCCGCAGCGTGGGGCGTCAAAGTCAAGGCCAAGCTGCTCCGCGGCTCTGCTACGGAGACCTGCTACATCCAGTCGATCGGAGGTAACTTTGCATGATTAAGCACAGACCTGACAGCATCAAAGAGCTGAACGACAAACAGGCCGCAGAGGCCGAGAAGGACAAAACCATCGCCGAACAGGCTGACACCATCGAGCTGCTGAAGGGCTGCATCATGGAGCTGGCCGACGTGGTCTACGGCGACGGAGGGGAGGTAACAGCATGAGCAAGATCGTCGAGCTGTACGTCAAGGAGCTGACACGCGAAGGCTCCACCATGACCATCAACGACGTCCCGAAGAAGCTGCGCAAGCAGGTCGAGGACGCCATCGCTGCCATCGAGGCAGCCGCAAACGCTGGCACCGCGAAGGAAGGGGCGACCGAATGATCGCCCGGGCCCTCGCGTGGCTGTTACTCAAAACCGCAGGAAAGGAGGAGCGTGAAATGCTGGTACGTCTGTATGCAGGCGAGATCATCATGGGCCGCATCACCGAGGACGACGTCCCCGCGAAGCTGAAGGCCCGCGTGCACAAGTATCTCGTCGACATGGGCTACTTCGACGACGTCGAGGAATAAGCCCAAACAACAAGGAGGGCCGCGTCCTGCGGCCCTCCGGCTTTTATGAGGTGACACAATGATCGAAATCAACATCGGCGCGCTCGTCGTCCTGCTGGGGATCCCGACGGCCGTGACCGGCTTCTGCTTCTGGATGCTCGAGCACAGGATCCAGAAGCGCGAGAAGCAAAAGGAGGCCGAGGAGGCCAAACATCAACAAGAGGCAGCGGCCCGAGAGCGTGCCCGTGAAGATCTCCAGATCATCACCATTCAGGGCACGTCGGCAGCCATCGCCCTCGGCGAGGCGACGGCCCGGGCCGTGCAGCGCATCCCCGACGCGCATTGTAATGGGGATATGCACGCAGCCCTCGACTACGCTGCCAAAATCAAGCACGCGCAGAAGGACTTCCTCACCAGTCAGGGGATCCACGCGATCGTCGACTGAGGAGGTGAAGCAGCATGGCCGCAAAGAAGCGCCGGCGCAAGCGGAAAAAGAAGATCGAGGCGAGCAAGAAGCTCGCATACTGGGCGGCCATCGTGGCAAGCCTCAGCGCAGCCACGTCCTACCTGCTCTCAGCCTTCGGGCGCGACCCGGTCAGCGAAGTGACCGGCACGATCTTCACCGCCTGCATCGCTATCTAATCACATACGCCGGCAAGAGCCTCGGCGAGAAAATCAGCCGAAACCGCCACAGGCTCGACGCCGACGGCAACCCGCTCCCGGATCCGTCCGGGGACACTCTCAACAATGAGGAGGCAAAAGGATGAACACCATCGACATCACCCCTATCGTCAACGCAGCCATCGCCCTGATCGGCGCCGGCGTGAGCGTTTTCCTGATCCCGTGGCTCAAGAGCCAGACCACCGAGGCACAGCGCAAGGAGCTGACCGCGTGGGTAAAGATCGGCGTCGCTGCCGCTGAGCAGCTCTACAAGGGCGCCGGCCGCGGCGAGGAGAAGAAGCAGTACGTCATCGACTTCCTGAAGCAGAAGGGCTTCAAGGTCGACGAGGAGAGCGTCATCAACGCGATCGAGGCAGCAGTCAAGCAGCTCAACACCGAGGGTCTGACTATCGAATGACGGAGAGGGGCGGGCTCCGGCCCGCCCTTTTTCTTTTTGCAAAGGAGGCAAACCCATGAAAAACCAGAACACCGACGACATCAAGCTGAAGCCCGGCGAGACCGTCACCGACGAGACCCTCGACGAGCTGACCGGCGGGAAAGGAGACGACAATGAGTAACAGCTCTCTGGTGGTCTACACCAAGCTCAGCCCGAACCACTCGGGCAAGCGCACCAAGAAGATCGACACCATCACGATCCACTGTATGGCCGGCAACTGCTCCGTCGAGACCTGCGGCAACCTGTTCGCCAACTCTGCGGGGGCAGGCGTCCAGCAACTACGGCATCGGCACCGACGGCCGGATCGCTCTGTACGTCGACGAGGCAAACCGCGCGTGGTGCACCTCGTCCAACGCCAACGACCAGCGGGCCGTCACCATCGAAGTCGCCAACAACGGCGGCGCACCTGACTGGCCTGTCTCTGCGAAGGCATACGCCGCGCTGCTGGATCTCGTGACCGACATCTGCAAGCGCAACGGCATCAAGCGCCTCGTCTGGTCGACCAGCAAAAACGACCGCGTGAACCACCTGAACGGCTGCAACATGACCGTGCACAGAGACTACGCGAATAAGAGCTGCCCGGGCGACTACCTCTACAACCGCCACGGCCAGATCGCGGCCGAGGTCAACAAGCGCCTCGGCATCACGGACGCAGGCGGCAGCACTGGCGGCCAGACCTCCGGCAGCACCGAGACCGGCCTGAAGGTCGGCGACGTGGTCGACTTCAAGGGCACGCAGCACTACACCAGCGCAGCGGCCAAGGACGCCAAGACCTGCAAGCCCGGCAAGGCCACCATCACGGCCATCGCGGCCGGCAAGGCGCACCCGTACCACCTGAAGGCGGTCAGCGGCGGCGGCTCCACCGTTTACGGCTGGGTAAACGCTGCGGACATCTCGACCGGCAGCACCGGCACGGCCACGAGCTACCGCGTGCGGACGACGGCCGACGTGCTGAACATCCGCAAGGGCCCCGGCACCAACTACGGCGTCGCCGGCCAGATCAAGGGCAAGGGCATCTACACCATCGTCGCCGAAGCCGCAGGCCCCGGCGCGACCAAGTGGGGCAAGCTCAAGAGCGGCGCGGGCTGGATCTCTCTGGACTACGTCACGAAACTCTAAAAACGCATAGAAAAGCAGAAACCCGCCCGGAGATCCCGGGCGGGCTTTTTCTGTTATGTAGGGCTTTACTCCTCGGCGTCAGGATCCGGCGCTTCACCGGCAGCGGCAAGCTCGGCCTCTGTGGGCTGGAACCGCAGCACACGGCCCTCGGAGTCATAGAAACCGCCGAGCAGGATGGTGAAAATATCTACCAACCAGCCGATCCCGCAGGCCCCGGCCGTCAGCAGCCAAATGACGCCTGTGCCGGTTTTCCCGACATAGAACCGATGGACACCGAAGAAGCCGCAGGAAGATGCACAGCAGCAGCGCCACCGTCTTGCTTTTCGGCGACGTCGGCCGCTGCGCTGCGGGGATGCTGACCGTGCCCTGCTGCGCGCCGGACTTCCCGCCGGAGCTCGTCGTATATGACAGACCCGTCCCGGGGATCCCGATGGTCGTGTGGCTTTTCCCCGTCGTGCTGACCGTGTGTTTCAGGCCCTTCGGGCCGAAGCTGATGCTCGCGCTCTTTTTGTTCAGGTTTACCCGGACACCCGGGGCCACCTTAAAGCTGCGTCTAAACCTTGTACCCATGCTTTTCCCTCCTATGTGCGCTTTTTAGCGTTTAGTCATCTTTGGCATAATATTACCATGCCAAAACTGGTAAAGTCAATATTGTATAGTCATCTTTAGCATAAAAGGAGGCGAGGGCTGCGAAAATATACAAACCAGACGGCAGGTGCAACATCTCCGGGGAGAGAGTCAGAGAGGAGCGGCTGCGGGCAAACCTGTCACAGGAACAGCTCGCCTACAAGCTCCAGATCATCGGGCTGGACGTCACGCAGAAGGTCATCAGCAGGATCGAGAACGGCAGCCGAGTCGTCGCTGACTACGAGCTGGACTATCTGGCGACCGCTCTCGGCACCACCATCAACCACCTGCTCGGGAAAGAATGAGAAAACCGCACGGCAGCGACGCCGTGCGGCTTTTTTGTGGAAAAACGCGGGAAAATGTTGAAAATCTGCCGAATTATGCTTGACATTATAGAGCAAATGCTCTATAATATAATCACAGGCAAGGGATAGCCGAGTACAGAAAGAAAGGAGAGCAAAACCGCGGAAAGGAGGCAAAGCCGTGGATGCTGAGCAGATGAAAAAACTGCTCGAGCTGCTGGAACAGGCTCTAAAGTGTGAACAGGTTGCCACCATTACGATCACAATAAAGCCGAACCAAAAGCCCAAGCAGTAAGGTCGAAGGACGGCGGGAAAAATCCCGCCCGCCGTTCCTTTTCATTATAACCACGAAACCACGGCAAAGTCAAGCGGGAGGAACAACATGGACATCTCGATCAAAGTGACCTACAAAAGCGAGGGGCTGCAAAAGCTCCGCAAGGCTGCCGGCCTGTCTCAGTCTCAGCTCGCCGATCTGGCCGGGATCAAGGTGCAGGTGCTCCAGCAGTACGAGCGCGGCGCCCGGGACATCAACGGCGCGAAGCTGCCGACGCTGCTGAAGATCTGCAACGCGCTGGAGTGCAGGCTGGCTGACATCATCACTGACGATAGGAGACGCTCGAGCTCCTGAAAAAGTCGAGGAACACTGACACACAGAAGGGGCGGCCGGCGGGCCGCCCCTTTTCTTTATCACGGAGGGGAACACAATGGGACAGCACTGGAGCCATCTGACGCCGACCAAGCGCATCCAGCTCGACGCCTTCATCCGCGCAGGAATGAAGCCGACGGACATCGCCAAGGAGCTCGGCGTCCATCATACGACCATCTACCGGGAGCTGAAGCGGTGCACCTATGAGCACCTCAACAGCGACTACACCACCGAGACCAGATACAACCCCGAAGGCGCACAGGCCCGCTATGAGGCAAACCTCCGCGCCAAGGGGCCGGAGCTGAAGATCGGCAACGACTACGAGCTGGCCGACTACCTGATCGCCAAGATCCGCGACGAGAAGTACAGCCCGGAGGCCGCGATCGGTGAGGCCGAGGTCAAGGGCTGGCCCTTCAAGACCCACATCTGCGCGAGTACCGCCTACAACTACATCCGCGGCGAGATCTTCGGCGACGAGCTGACCGTCTCCATGCTGCCGCAGCACGGCAAGCGCCACCAGCCGGAGCGCCCGGCCGGATCCATGCCCCGCAAGCCCGCCGGCCGGAGTATCGAGGAGCGGCCCGAGCACATCAACGACCGCAGCACCTTCGGACACTGGGAGCTGGACAGCGTGCGAAAGCTGCCAAGGAGTCAGCAACACCTACATCGTGATGACCGAGCGGAAAACGCGCTGGGAGCTCATTATACCGTCGCCGGACAAGACGGCCGCCAGCGTCGTCGCTGCGATTGACGGGCTCGAGGCCAAGTACGGCGACCTGTTCCCGAAGGTATTCAGATCCATCACCTGCGACAATGGCTGCGAGTTTGCCGACGCCGCCGGGATCGAACGAAGCGCCAGCGGCAAGGGCACCCGCACCGAGGTCTACTACTGCCACCCCTACCGGCCGAGCGAGCGCGGATCCAATGAGAACCAGAACGGCCTCATACGTCGGCACCTGCCGAAGGGCACCGACCTGAGCACGGTCTCCTATGAGGAGACCAAGCGGATCGAGGCATGGCTCAACAACTACCCGCGGAAAATGTTCGGTTATCTGTGCTCCGAGCAGCTTTTCCGCGAGGAAATGGCCCTCATTCTGGCCTCGTAAAATTATTTTTGCTTTTTGTGCATTTACTCTTGACAAACGGCTTGCCATCCATTATCATTAAACGCACAGAGACTCAAACGAGTCGGCTGTGCGTTTTTTCTTTACTACAACCCCATAGGACGGAGGTGAGACTGATGGGAAAGTACCGCTACCTGACCTTCGAGGACAGGAAGAAGATCGAGGCGTGGCATCTGCTCGGAGATCGGCCGGTCGACATCGCGGCCCGCCTGAGCGTCCACCACACCACGATCTACAAGGAGCTCCAGCGAGGCGCGACCGGCGCGCTGGACGCCAACCAGCGCGAAGGGTACAGCGCAGAGCTCGCCGAGAGGCGGCTGCGTGAGAGCTTCAAGCGCAGAGGTAAACGAGCACCGGCCGCACAGTAGCCAAGAACACCCGGCAGCGCCGGGCCGAAGAAAGGAGAGCCAAACATGAAAACGATCACACGACCCCGACGCTGAAAATGGACGAGCTGCGCACCCCCTCCGCGCTGCTCTCTGAAGCGATCCGGCGGTCGTGTTTCTGCTTTTCAGGGACTCGACACCACCAAGATCCCCGGCTCCGGTCGGGCCAATTAAGAAAGGAGCACACCATGAAATTTTACTACAAAGACCAACTGATCCGCACGAGCAAAACCCACGCATATAACTGGGCTATTCTGACCGAGCGTCCTGATGGGACGTATGCCTGCCACGGTTGCCGAGTAAACCGCAGCGACGCAGACAGCGAAGCCAGCCGCCTCAGCCGCCGCGGCGTCGACCACATCATCATCGCCCCGCTCGAGCAGCGCGGGAGGTGATCGCATGAACACCAAAGCCATCCGGCAACTCGCCGACGTCACGCTGGACAAGTACCGCAGCTCGATCCCTCGCAAAGCCTTCGAGGAGTTCGTGAAGGACATCATCGCCGGGGAGAACCGTGCGACCGCCTTCAGATACGAGGCGAGCCCCATCTGCCGGGCCTCGTTCCCGTCCACGCTGGACGAGGACGGCGCCCGCTGCACCGTGGAGGTCACGGTCTACCGGCTGAACGCCGTGGCCGTCACCGCCTTCCTGCTGGACGGGCCCGAGACGCTGCTGCGGCACATCGGGCTCGACGAGCGGGACACCTACACCACCAAGCACGAGATCGACGACCTCGTCACCGTCGTGCACATCGCAAGAGAGGAGGCACCAACATGGCAGCACTGAGAGACATCGCCCGAGACTTCGCCGCGGAGATCCGTGACGGCATCGGCTGGACAATCGTGTACCGCACCGGCCGCTCGTGGAACGCCCTGACGATCTGGAGCGACATCTGGAACAGCGAGTGGGAGACCAACGACCTCAACGACGCCATCGGGATCCTGAAGGCAGACCCGGACGCCGTCATCGTCAACGGCTACTACTGCGGCCACTTCGGTGAGGACATGACCATCGACGAGATCGCCGCCGGGATCCGCTGGCACTACGAAGGCGGCCGCAACCGCCTCGCGGACTATTGCGAAGTCACGCAAGGTCGGGACGCCCTCGAGGAGGGCCGCAAGGCTGCCGAAGCTGCCGGCCTCCCGTTCTGTGAGCGTCTGGCCGACGGAGGCGACGACGAGCTGAGCCCCTACGTCTACGACGGCAGCATGACGCTCGCCGATCGTGAGAAGATGCAGCAGGCCCGCGAAGCCTTCGAGAAACTGGCCGACGCTCTGCGGGAAATCGCCGCCAAGCTGGCCGAAGCCCTGAAGCCGGTCATCAACGCCGTGCTCTCTGCCCTCAAAAAGCTCTGGAAGGTATCGGCCAAGGCCATCGGAGTGCCGCCGAAGTGGCTGCACCTCGCAGCTCACGCAAAGAAAGCCAGAACCCGGAAGAAGTACCGCAACCGCATCCGGCGCTACGTTTTCGAGGCTCTGGCTGCGGAAGGAGGTGGAGGCCCATGACAGCCAAGTGCGTCGGCTGCGGGCTCGACTGGAACGTCAGCATCTACCAGAAGATCCCCCGCACCGGCTACATCTGCCCGCACTGTGAGAGCCGGCTCCGCGCCGGCGAGACCCTGCCGAACATTCAGGCCAGCCAGAAGGCTCGGCCGCAGAGAACGAAAGGAGCAACCCCATGAAAAAGATCGCACTCAAGAACGCCGCCCGCGGCACGGCCTTCGACTATGCCGGCCAGAGCTGGATCCTGCTGGAGAATGACCCCACCGGCCGGACGCTCTGCCTGAGCAAGGACATCACCGAGACCCGCGCCTTCGACGAGGGTAACTGCAACAACTTCGCCGTCGCCAGCAGCAACAAATACCTGAACGGCCCCTACCTCGACAATCTGGTCGACGCCTGCAACGGCGCCAACGCCTTCCTCGAGAGCGAGCTCGACCTGACCGCCGACGACGGCCTGAAGGACTACGGCACCTGCACCGTCACCATCTTCCTGCTGACGGTCGACCAGTACCGGCGCAACCGCGACGTCATCCCCAACGCAGACGACTGGTGGTGGCTCTCCACCGCCTTCAGCACGAAGTCTAACGGCTACGAGTCACTCGCCCGCGGCGTCGTCTCCGATGGCACTCTGAGCTGGTTCCGCGCCTACTTCGGCCGCTACGGCCTGCGCCCCGCTTGTTATCTGGACTCCGATCTCCTGATCTCCGTCGAGGACGACGAAGCCACCGACGACGTCACGCCGGAGCACGCCGGCGAGATCATCGCGGCGCTGGCCGAGCAGTTCGGCGGCACCTTCGCCACTGAGGATCAACTGACCACGGCCCTCTCGTTCATGCTCGGCACGCTGAGAGCCACCCGCGAGAAGGAGGCCACCCATGAATAAGCAGACCGGTCTCGAGTTTATGCGCACGGCATCAGCGGAGGAGATCGCCAAAGTCATCAGCGAGGGGCACCCGCCCGCCGGTTCTGTCCACTGTGACTGCACCCCTTGCGTGAGGTGCTGGCTGGAGTGGCTACTCACCGGCACGGCTGCGCCTTGCGAATGTGGAAAGGAGGCCCGGCATGAGTAACCTCTCCACCCTGTTCGACCGCTACAAGGCCCTCGTCGTGTTTGACACCGAGACCAGCGGCCTCGACTTCGACAACGACCAGATCATCGAGCTCGCCGCCCTGCGCGTGGAGCGCACGGCCATCGGCGGCCTACGGATCGCCGGCAAGATGGACACCTTCATCAAGCTGCCCGAGGGCGAGGCCCTCCCGGAGAACATCGTCAGTCTGACCGGCATCACCGACGACCGGCTCCAGAGCGAGGGCGTGCAGCCATCCAAGGCGGCCAGCCAGATCGCCAAGCTCATGCAGAACGGCCCGACCCTGATGATCGCCCACAATGCGCAGTTTGACGCCTGTTTTCTCCGTGGCCTGCTCCGCGGCCAGAAGGTCGGCCGGATCGACTGGCTGGACAGCCTGACGGTCTACAAAGACCGCAGGGCCTACCCGCACAAGCTCGCCAACGCGATCATCGCCTACGACCTCACCGGCAAGGTGCAGAACAGCCACCGCGCCATCGACGACGTGCTGGCCCTGTTCGAGGTACTGAAGGCGATGGACGACGAGCGCGAGGATCTCGGCAGCTACGTCAACCTGTTCGGCTACAACCCCAAGTACGGCGTCAGCGGCCGCCGGATCGTGGGCGTCAGATATGAGCCGCAGAGCTTCAGCAAGGGCCTGACTCGCCCGGAGCAGACGCTCCCGGCCCGCGTGGCGCGGAGGTGACAGCATGAGCCCGGAGATCACAATCACGAGCGAGGAGCTGCGCGAGCGTGTCGAGGATCGCCTCGACCGCTGGATCCCTGACGACGTCTGGAACCGTGCCGAGCCCTACGCCCGCCACAAAAACGAAGTAAACCGGCAGCGGCACCCCGAGATCGACTACTACGACAACGACTACCTCGTGCTGCTGACCGCTGACACCGTCCGAGAGACCGAGTTCAGCGACCTCACTCACGCCCTCTGTGATCTGACCGTCGCACGGGCTCAGTGAAAGGAGAAACCGATGGAAACCACAAAAGAAAGGGCCGCCCGTTGCGACCGGGCGACCCATGCGAGAAGATCCAGCAAGCCTGCCAGCATGCGGATCCCGCACCGCAAGTATAACACGCCGGCGCCGCCGTGCCAAGAGGAAAGCCCTGAGAGCTGCCACGCTGGCCGCTGCCGTCCTTCTGCTTGGCGGCATCTCTGTGGCAATCTTCACCACCCCGGCCGGCAGCAAGCAGGAGACCGACATCCTGCCGCCGACCAACACCGTCGGCGCATACATCCCGGACACCCCCGCCCCGGCCGCTGAGACCGTGGAGCCGACCGAGCCCGCCGTGCGCTACCCTCTGACCGACGACGAGCGCGACGTCGTCGAGCGCGTGGTCATGGCCGAGGCCGGCGGGGAGTCCTTCGAGGGCCAGATGCTCGTCGCTCAGTGCATCCTCAACGCAGCCGAGAAGCGCGGCGTCGACCCATCTGAGGCCGTCGTCCTTTACAGCTACACCAAGAGCCGGCCGGATCCCACACATCGCGTCAAGGACGCCGTCGCGGCCGTGTTCGACCGAGGCGAGACCGTCGTGGACGAGCCGATCCTCTACTTCTACAACCCCGCCCTCGTGACCAGCGACTTCCACGAGAGCCAGATCTTCGTCATCGAGGAAGGCGGGCACCGTTTCTTTGCAGAAAGGAGTACCAGATGAAACACCTCACCGAAATGAAGCCGGGCGAGACCCTGCACCTCCGCAGCGGCCGCGACCTCGAGCTCGAGAGCGTCACCCCTGTCACCTGCGGCGTGATGCTCACCTTCAACGTCACCGAGAGAAAGGAGCACAACAATGAGCGATAAGACCACCGCGGCCCTCGCTGCCGAGCAGGCAGACGTCGAGGCCACCACCACACAGGAACCCGAGCTGCTGCCTGCTGCCACGCTGGACGAGCTGGAGCAGGTCGACCTCGGCACCGTCGCAGAGGGCGAGCGCGCCCCGTTCCGTATCACTGACGACCGCTGCGCCGACTGGGCCATCCGCAAGATCGCCGACGAGCGCAGCGAGTACGACCGCCTGAAGGCACTGGCCGACGAGCAGATCGCGGCCATCAACGAGAAAGTAGACGCCGCCCGCAAGCGCATGGAGAATGGCACCTCGTACCTCACGAGCTGTCTGGCCGACTTCTTCGCCACCGTCCCACACAAGGAGACCAAGACGACGGAGAAGTACCGTCTCCTCTCCGGCACCCTGACCTTCAAGAAGGGCACCACCAAGACCAAGCTCGACGAGGCCAAGCTGGTGCCGTGGCTCAAGGCCAACGGCTACGGCGAGCTCGTAAAGGTCGAGGAGTCGACCCGCTGGGCCGATCTGAAGAAGCTGCTGAGCTACACCGGCGACATCGCAACCCTGACCGAGACCGGCGAGATCGTGGAGGGCGTCACCGTCTACGAGACCCCGGGCATCTTCACGGTCGACGTGTAAGGAGGCACCGATATGGCAGAAACCAAGAAAACCGAGGCGGCCGCTGCTGCGGCCCCTCCTGAAGCCGCCTGCCTGACGCTCCGGCAGAAGCTCGTCGAAATGCGGAAAGCCTGCCCGGAGATCGTCAAGAAGCAGCACAGCGACGGCGTCAGCTACAAGTACGCCAAGATCTACGACGTGTGGGAGAAGATCACCCCCATAATGAACGAGCTCGGCGTCGACTTCGACGTCATCAGCGAGCAGGCTACGCGCCACGCCGAGAACGGCGACCCGGTCTACTGGATCACCATGCAGACCAAGACACGCAACGGCGACAAGCTCATGTTCCTCTACGAGGCCGACCTGACGATCCGCTGGCTGAACCTCGACAACGACGACGAGACCATCGAGGCCACCGTCCACGCCGTCGGCTGGAACGATGACCCCGCCAAGGCCAAGGGCGCGGCACACACCTACGCCCTGAAATACTACCTTTTCGAGAAGTTCACCGTCGACCAAGGCGAGGACGACCCCGACAACAGTGACTTCGGCGCGCAGGGCTCCGGCCGTCTGAGCGACGCGCAGCTCGCGCGCCTCTACAAGAAGGCAGAGGCCGCAGGAATGACCAAGGATCGCACCAACGCCCGGATCGTGGAGAAGTACAAAAAGCAGGATCCGGCCACCCTGACCCGCCAAGAGTACGACGAGATCTGCACGTCCCTCGACAATGCGGCCGCACAGCATAACCAGCAAGGAGGAAACGCCTAATGTATAACCACACCGGCCTCCAAGGCCGTCTAACCGCCGACCCTGAGCTCAGGTACACGCAGCAGGGCACGGCGATCACCAGCTTCACCCTCGCCAGCGACACCGGCCGCAAGACCAAGGACGGCAAGAAGATCACCAACTTCATCGAGTGCGTCGCATGGCGCGCACAGGCCGAGTTCGTCTGCAAGTACCTGAGCAAGGGCCGCCTCGTCCTCGTCGAGGGCGAGCTCACGAGCCGCAGCTACGAGGACAAGGACGGAAACCGCCGCAAAGCCGTCGAGCTCACGGTCGACTCCGTCCACTTCTGCGACAGCAAGAAGGACGGCGGCCAGAGCTCTGGCAGCGACTTCGCCGATCCGGGCTACTCTGAGGGCTCCGGCGACTTCACGGAGATCGAGGACAATGGCGACCTTCCATTTTAACCTGACCGCCGGACGACCGGCAGACGACCAAAAGCAGGCCACAAACAAACGACCACAGAAAGGAGGTGACGACCGTGGCATGGCTGCAAGTGCATCAGACACTCAAGGATCACCGCAAACTGTTCGACGCTGCTGACCAGCTCGAAGTCGAGCCGCCGCACATGATGGGGCTGCTCGTCTCGTTCTGGCTGTGGGCCCTCGACAACGCCCCGACCGGCAGCCTCGTCGACATCACGCCGCGCATGATCTCGCGGGCCGCTCAGTGGGACGGAGACCCCGAAAAGCTGGCGAAAACGCTGATCCGGGCGGGCTGGATCGACGAAAAAGAGGACGGGACGCTCGAGATCCACGACTGGTACGAGTACGCCGGCAAGCTGATCGACCAGCGGCAAGCCGAGAAAGAGCGCTCCCGCAGTCGCCGGGCCGCTGCTGCGGCGTCTGCCGACGCCTCGCCGGACGACCCGACGCCGACCGCCGGACGACCGGCAAACAGCCGCAAGAAAGCCGGAGGCAGAGTAGACCAGAGTAGAGAAGATAAGACAAGAGAAGGTAATACACCCCCTTCCCCCTCTGACGAGGGGAATGACGGCGGCACGAAGTCGCTCGTCGAGGTCAGATTTCTCGAGTTCTGGAAAGCCTACCCGAAAAAGACCGGCAAGCAGTACGCTCTGAAGGCGTGGAACAAGATCAAGCCCACCGCTGAGCTCCACGAGAGGATCATGCAGGCGGTCGACGCTCAGAAGCGGAGCGACCAGTGGCGCCGGGAGAACGGGCGCTACATACCGAACCCGAGCACATGGCTCAACGGCGGCTACTGGGACAATGAGGAGGTGAACGAAGGTGCAGAAAATCAGCGAGATCCTGAACAGCCCGACAGCTCCGGCCGAGACTGGGGCAAGGGCTTCAAGCCGGCCGACGACGAGTGACGCCGGTAACTGGATCTGGAGCAACGACGAGCGCCTCGCCGGCCGTCCCGGAGTCCCTGAGCCCGTCCCCTGCGAGTTCTGCGGCGCCCTGCGCTACCACAAGGGCATCCAACTCGGCAACCGCATCCTCTGGCCTCCCTACGGAGCCGAGCGATGCACCTGCCCCGAGGCCGTGGCTGCTTATGAGAAGGCGAAGGCAGAGCGCGAAGCTGCTGAGGCCGCAGCCGCCAATGCTGAGGAGGAGAAGAAAATGCGGGATCGCATCAAGCGCATCGTCGGCGAGTCAGGCATGGGCGACCGTTTCCTGCGGCGCACCTTCTCCACCTTCCAGCTCACCGACGACAACAAGCGAGCAGCGGCAGCCGCCCGGCGCTATGCCGAAGGCTTCGACGCCATGCTGCCGCAGCCCGGTCGTCAGGAACCCGGCCGCAACGGCCTGTTTATCGCGGGCCCGCCGGGCACTGGCAAGACCCACCTCGCCGCTGCCATCGCCAACCACCTGATCGCGCAAGGCAAGCCGGTCATCTGCATGACGATGATCGACCTGCTGGAGCGCATCAAGCGCACCTACTCCACGACCGGCGGCAGCGAGAGCGACGTCCTGAAGATCTACAAGACCGTCCCACTCCTCGTGATCGACGACATCGGCAAGGAGCCGCCGACCGAGTGGGCGATCTCCACGGTCTACAACATCATCAACGGCCGCTATGAGGCATACCTGCCGACCATAGTGACCACCAACTACGACACCGAGGCCCTGATCGACCGCATGACGCCGCGAGAAAGCCACGACAGCATGACGGCCCGGGCCACCATCGACCGGCTCATGGAAATGTGCAGGGGCATCACCCTCACCGGCCAGAGCTGGCGGCGCAGCAGGTGATCGAGATCCGCGAGACTACGCTCAGAGAGGCCAACGCCTACGTCGAGGAGCTGCACAGGCACCACGGCAAAGTCGTCGGCCACAAGTGGAGCCTCGCAGCCTACAAAGACGGACGCCTCTGCGGCGTCGCAATCGTCGGCAGGCCGACCGGCCGCTACCTCGACAACGGCAGCACCCTCGAAGTAACACGACTCTGCACGGACGGCACGCGGAACGCCTGCTCGGCGCTTTACGCAGCCTGCGCCAGACGCGCAAAGCGGGAAGGCTACGCCAAAATCATCACCTTCATCCTCCAGAGCGAGCCCGGGACGAGTCTCAAGGCTGCGGGCTGGACGCTGGAGGCCGCAAAAGCCGGAAAGCCCCGATGGAACAAGGAACGATACGCCACCAAGCCCGTGCAGCTCTCTCTTTTTCCGTCAAAGCAGCCGCCGGCCGAGTACAAACAACGATGGGTGAAAGCCCTGAACCAGAAGGAGGACACAACAGCATGAAAAAGGTTTACATCTGCTCCCCGTGCCGCGGGGACTACGAGAACAACATCCAGCGCGCCAAGGAGTACAGCCGCGCGGCTGTGGAGAAGGGCGTCATCCCCGTCACCCCGCACATCTATCTCACGCAGTTCATGGACGACAACGTCCCCGAGGAGCGTGAGCTGGCCCTGAAGATCGGCAGCGAGCTGGTGCTCGGCTGCTCCGAGCTGTGGGCCTTCGGTATTGACCACCCTTCGGCCGGTATGGCCGCGGAGATCGAGCTCGCCAAGGCGCACGGCATCCCCGTCCGCAACGGCTTCGAGGCCATCAGCGAGCTGAAGCCTGACGAGGAGCTGGAAAACAGCGAGGAGGACAAGCCGGACATCGGCAGCGTCACGTTGCACCTGCCCGCCTTCAAGGCGATGGCTGTCTGCAACCAGCATCTCGACCACGGCCCCATCAGCATCGAGCTGGATGGCAGCGTCATCCTCGAGCTCGCCGACCGCCTGATCTCCGATCCGGGCGTCCACATCGAGATCGGAGGCTGAACGCCGTGACGAAGTACGACCCGAGAAAGAACGCGGAGGGCTACAACGACCCGACGCCCTACGCAGCCGAAAAACACATGATGGCGCAGATCCGCGGCAAGCAGGCCAGAGTCGCCGGCGGCTACTTCGAGAATATCATCTCGGCCTCGTGCGACTACTACCTCAGCCGCGGCCTCGCCAAGATCGAAAAGACGCCGGAGCCCATGAAGCCCCTCGGCGCCAAGAACCGCAAGGGCCAGTTCCTCGCCTGCTACACCAAGCAGGCCCAGCCGGACTATGGCGGCACCCTGAAGGGCGGCCGGAGCATCTACTTCGAGGCCAAGCACACCGACGACGAGCGCATCGAGCAGCGCCGGCTCACCCAAGAGCAGCAGGACGACCTCGAGGCCCATCACAAGCTCGGCGCCGTCGCCTTCGTGCTCGTCTCCGTGAGCCTGACGGACTTCTACCGCGTGCCGTGGCCCGTCTGGCGTGATATGGCCGAGATCTACGGCCGCAAGTACATGACGCACGCAGAGCTCTCCCGCTACGAGGTGCCAGCGACGGCCGGCTTCATCAAGTTCCTGCACGGCATCGAGTCGGAAACGCTCGGAAAGGAGGACACCCATGATCCCACTCCCTGACAAGAAGTACAGCATCATCTACGCCGATCCTCCGTGGAGCTATCAGAACCGCGGCACCAGAGCGGCAGCCTCCAAGCACTACGACACCATGACCATCGAGGACATCAAGCGCATGGGCGTCGGAGCTGCGGGGGGGTATTGCTAACGAGGATTGCGTGCTTTTCATGTGGGCGACCTTCCCCATGCTCCGCGAGGCCCTCGACGTGATCGAGGCGTGGGGCTTCAGCTACAAGACCGTCGCCTTCAACTGGGTAAAGCAGAACAGAAACGGCACCGGCATCTTCATGGGGCTCGGAAACTGGACGCGCAGCAACTCAGAGATCTGCCTGCTGGCGACCAAGGGCAAGCCGAAGCGCATCAGCGGCAGCGTCCGCAGCATCGTCCTCTCCCCGCTCCAGCAGCACAGCAGAAAGCCGGCCGAAATCCGCGACAGGATCGTCGAGCTGATGGGAGACCTACCACGCATCGAGCTTTTCGCCCGAGAGGCTGCCCCGGGATGGGACGTGTGGGGCAACGAAGCGCCGACGCCTGAAGTCAAGGACGCGCCAGTCGACAGCGTCGAGCTGGCCGGAAAGGAGGAAACACATGAACCAGACAACCAAAGAGACCCGGCGCCGCAGCTATGACGCCGTACTCCCCAAGCGGGCCGCCCGCTGCCGCCTGATCCTCGAGACCCTCGGCAATCGTGAGCTCACGGCCAGCGAGATCACCGAGGAGCTCGTCGCAGCCGGCCGGATCCCGTACTTCAACCGCAACTACGTCGCCCCACGGCTCACAGAGCTGAAGGAGATCGGGATCCTCACGACGGTCGGCCGCCGTAAGGCCACCCGCTCGGACGCCACCGAGGCCGTGTGGGCCAGAGCGGAGCCTTCAGGCCCCACGGGCCAGACGGCCGCAGCCTACACAGACAACCCGACCGAGGCCGAGCAGATGACGCTCGGATCGGCCACCTGAGAGGAGGGCCAGCATGGAACGTCTGACCCACGAGAGAGTCAACGGCATCAAGACGGGCTACTGGAGCGCAGCCACCAAGGAGGTGCTCGTCCAGAAGCTCGCCGCCTATGAGAACACGGGCTATGAGCCCGACGAGATCCGCGCAGCCATTGAACAGGCTGCCAAGAACAGCGAAACCAAGACCGCGACCATCATGGCCGAGTGCATCGCCGGAGCGATGAAGGACACGCTCGAGAAGTATGGCACGGCCGGCAGCGGAAAGAAAGGAGAAACCCCATGAACGAACAGAACCAGCGCGACAGCATCATGTCGATGGCCCGCGGCGCCTTCGAGGAGCGCGTCGACTACGAGATGGACAAGGTGATCCAGAACATCCTCGACCCCAAAACGAAGGCCACGGCCAAGCGCAAGATCACCCTAACCATCGAGCTGACACCGGACACGAGCGACCGCACCATCGGCGTCTCCGTGACGGCCAAGTCTACGCTCGCAGCCACCAACCCCGTCGCCACGGCCCTCTATGTCACCTCTGACGGCAACGGCGAGCTCGTCGTCGCCGAGATGGTGCCGCAGGTGCCCGGCCAAATGAACATGGACGGCACGCAGCAGGAGGCCCCGAAGCTCCTGAAGCTCGTCCAGCACGCATAACCACCCACAACACAGAACAAGGAGGACAACACAATGCTCGCAAAAATGATCGACAAAATCGTCAGCCTGAAGGAGACCAAGATCTTCGAGATCGGCGGCCAGACCTACGCCGACGCATCCCTCACCCGCATCCCGCCCCACGTCGACCGCCCCGACTGCATCAGCGTCAGCGGCCTCGATAGCATCTGCAAACTGATCCGCACCGAGCTCGAGAAGGTCGGCACGACCATCATGGTGCAGGTCAAGAGCAACGACACCGTCGAGGTGATGACCACCTACCTGAGCGACTTCTCCCGCAACACGCTCTACCGCGCCAAGGCTGACGCCCCGGGCCTGCGCACCGGCTTCAGAGGACGCGAGGTGGCTCTGATCGAGCTGCGGAGCCTCTGCATCCCCAACGAGGGCACAGCCTACCTGCTCGACCTGCTGAGCCGCATGACCAACGAGAACAGCGTCAGTACCAACGACAACGGCGTCACGCAGACCGTCGAGGCCCGTCAGGGCGTCGCCCTCAACGCGCTCGTCGAGATCAAGCCCCGCGTCATGCTGCGGCCGTTCCGCACCTTCCTCGAGGTGGAGCAGCCCGAGAGCGAGTTCCTGCTGCGCGTGGATCCCGACGAGGGGATCGGCTTCTTCGAGGCCGACGGCGGCATCTGGAAGCTCGAGGCCAAGAAGAATATCGCCGACTACTTCCTGAAGAACATGGGCGATCTGATCGACGCCGGCAAGGTCGTCGTCATGCAGTAAGTGAAGCGCCGGGCGGGCTCCGGCCCGCTCGGCTTTTCTGAAAGGAGCAGCACCGTGAAAGAATACGAAACCCTCACCCGTGAGAAGGTCGACGTCGTGCCCTTCGGCTGCGGTATGCCGGAGACCCACCTGATGCAGGACTGGGGCGACAAGATGCTCGACCTGATCCTGAACGGGCCCACCATCAACGGCATCAAGAAGGACGAAGTGCGGGCCATGCTGCGTGAGACCTACGCGGCCCTGAAGCAGTACGAGAAGATCGGCCCGATGGCCTCACCCTTCATCAACGACCCGACGGCCATCGTGGCCCGGGCCTTCTCCGAGCTCTACCCCGGCATCGAGTACGTCGCGCAGTACGTCCCAGACCTGCGGGACGAGACCAACGGCACCGCCTACGGCCTGACCATCTTCCCCGACGACGGCAGCACGCCGATCGTCTGCATCTCGGCCGAGGCGCCCATCAGCGCCGCCCCTGAGCTGCTGGCGCACGAGCTGGCCCACGTCGCCACCCCGGAGGACACAGAGCACGGCGAAAGCTGGAGCGCAGCGTCGGAGTCCATATTCAAGAAGTACAACGAGCTCCTCGCCGCCATGATCCCCGACGAGCCTGAGCCCGTCCTCACGCCACACCAGCCCGGAGACAGCGGGATCCTCACCATGCCGCTGCACGACAACGTCCCGAAGCCTCCGACGGACGACTGGCGGCTCACCACCTGCCCCGTCTGCGGCGCTGAGTGCTGGCAGACAGACACGGCCCGCCGGATCCTCGCATTGGAGCCAGACGTCCGAACCGCCTGCACAGCCTGCGCGCTGAAGGGGCTCGGCAAATAATACTGGAGGTAATACATGAACAACGAAAGAAACAACACGACGGCTGGCGGGATCGGCTTCTGCGGCCTTCTCGCCGTAGCCTTCATCGTCCTGAAGCTCACCGGCGTCATCAACTGGAGCTGGCTGTGGGTACTGGCCCCGATCTGGATCCCGACTGCCATCACCCTCGCCATCATCGTGATCGTGCTCGTGGTCGTACTGGTCAGAGAGCTGACGAAGGGAGGCCGCCCGTGATGACCACGGAGGAGCGCCGGGCCCTGCTGGATCGTGCGATCACGACCTACGGCGCGCCGGCACAAATGGACATGGCCGTCGAGGAGATGGCCGAGCTGACCAAAGCCCTCTGCAAGGTGAAGCGCGTGAGCTGCGCCGCAGAGGCGAAGGCTGCACTCGAGAACGCGGTCGAGGAGATGGCAGACGTCCAGATCATGCTCGACCAGCTCCGCAGCATGTTCCACCGATCTACCGAGGAGGTCGAGGAGGCGAAGCTGGAACGGCTGAAAAACCGTCTTGACGGCCGAAACAACTGGCGGGACTCCAGCCTCCACAAGTGGATTGAAAATCAATTCTCAGCAGGAGGTGACGGCCATGAATAAACCACAGCCGCAGACCGGCCCCGAGATCGAGGAGTACAGCACCACGGCCACGCCGAAGGCATACGCCGGCAGCGTCCCCGTGTTCTGCGCACACGACGCCATCGTCCCGCTGAAGGATCTGCGGCCTAACCCCAAGAACCCCAACCAGCACCCGCCGGAGCAGATCAAGCTCCTCGCCTCTATCATCCGGGCGACCGGCTGGCGCGCTCCGATCACCGTCAGCAAGCGCAGCGGGCTCGTCACCAAAGGCCACGGCCGCCTCATGGCCGCGCATCTCGATGACCTGACCGACGCTCCGGTCGACTATCAGGACTACGCCAGCGAGGCCGAGGAGCTGGCCGACCTGACGGCAGACAACCGCATCGCGGAGCTCGCCACCACCGACAACAAGATGCTCGCCGAGGTTTTCGCCGACATCGACACCGGCGATATCCCGTTCATGCTCAGCGGCTACACCGAGGACGACTACGGCAACATCGTGACGGCCCTCTCTGAGGCGCTGCACACCAAGGAGCCGAGCAGCGACCCCGACGCCGAGATCCCCGCCCCGGCCGCGCCGGTCACACAGTACGGCGACCTCTGGATCCTCGGCCGGCACCGCGTCCTCTGCGGAGACTGCACCCGGCCGGAGGATCGCGCCCTGCTGCTCGACGGCAACAAGCCCGAGATCCTGCTGACCGACCCGCCCTACTGCTCGGGCGGCAGCAAGGAGTCGCAGAAGTCGACCGGCAGCATCGGCACCGAGCGAAAGAACGGCAAGGCCCCGAAGATCGCCAACGACATCCTCAGCACGCGCGGCTACCAAAACCTGATCCGCGGCGCGCTCACCGACATCCCCTGCCTCTACGCCTACATCTTCACCGACTGGCGTATGTGGGTATATCTGTTCGACCTCGTCGAGGCGGCCGGCTTCGGCGTCAAGTCTGAGATCGTATGGGACAAGGGCACGCCGGGCATGGGCGTCGGCTGGCGCTCGCAGCATGAGCTCATTCTGTTCGGCGCCAAGGCCGCCACCCACTTCGACGGCCACAAGGGCTACGGCAACGTCCTGAGCATCTCCCGCTCCGGGAATGAGCTGCACCCAACACAGAAGCCCGTCGAACTGCTGGAGAAGCTGGTCGACAACACGGACTTCGCCACGGGCGTCTATGATCCCTTCGGCGGCTCCGGCACGACGCTGGCCGCCTGTGAGGCATACGGGCAGCCCTCCTACATCATGGAGCTGACGCCGGCCTTCACGGACGTGATCGTCAAGAGGTACATCAGAATAACAGGAAAGACAACCGTGCGCTGCGTCCGTCAAGGCCGAGAGCTACCGCGCGAGGAGATCGCCGCGATCTTCGAGCCTGACGAGGAAGGAGGTGAGCAGGAGTGACGCCCTGACATAATGAGCGAGAAGCCGATCACACAACGGATCAAGGACAGGCTCGCGGCCTACACCGCCATGCTGAGGGACATCGACAACCAGCTCGAGCGCCTCGACCGCATGGAGATGACGATGGCCTCCCCGCCCGGCCCTGATCTGACAGGTATGCCCCGCGGATCCGGCACACCATCCGACCGCACCGGCATGATGGTGGAGCGGAAAATGGAGCTCGAGGAACAGATCGACCGGCTCAAGGCCGAGGAGAAGAAGGAGCGCAACGCCATCGAGGGCCTGATCCTCCAGCTCTCCGACCCCGACGAGCGCGCCGTCATCCGGCTGCGCTACTTCGACCGGGCTGACTGGGAGAGCACCTGCGGCGTCCTGTTCGGTGATCGGCGGGACTACATCGACAGAGTGGACGCCTACCAGAACAGGACATACAAAATCCACGGCCGCGCCCTGCTCAACCTCGCCGCTGTGCTGGACGAGCTGGAGCCCCTGCCTGAGCTGCGGCAGTAAAACGCAGTAAAAGGAACAAAAGGGAAGTAAAAGGAATTGAAAAGCAGTAGCGACCCGTGCTATTCTATATCCTGCAAAAGACCGCAGGACGCACGGGCAACGCCGTGACAATTCCGAGCGGCCAACCAAAAGAAAACCAAACAGAAACCGACGGCAGACCGCTGGAGAGAGATGGTTGATAAACCCCCTTGTTTATGTTACAATTATCCCAAAGATGACTAAAATAGTCATCGAGAAGGGAGCGAAAACATGGGACTTTTTTCACAACTATTCAGGCGAAAGCCAGAGACCTCAAATGGCGGCAAACAAAAGGTGATCCAAAACGGCGAGTGGATAATCCACCTCAATGTAGTAGGAGAACCGACACAATTCTACAAGAAGGGAAAGGAGTGGCTCGATCCGAGCAATACGTGGACTTCCCCCTCTGGTCGTTTCTTTCTTCATTCAGGCATCGATGGGAACGCCGACGATTGCATTGCACTCACAACACAAACTGAAGGTTTGAAAATCAAGAAGATGGACGAAGGCATAGAGTCGGCTATCGTGCTAGATAGCGGCACCGCCCATGTCTTGACTGAAGATGGCAATCTTTACACCATCAACAGCGAGAAAAGCAGCCAGCGCCACCTATGCGATGATCGGCCGGAGGCATACCTGATGACCACGGACATCTGTGCCGTCGCACACGAAGGAGATACCGAAAATGTCGTCGTCAAAGCCGTCCACTTCGAGACAGGAAAAGGCTGGCAAAGAAAACTCGGATATGAGTGGCCGGACGACGGGAATAACTCGGATGTCTCCATCGTGAGCGACCCGACTGGCATAGCCATAACAACACCAGATGGAAAGATGCACCACCTCAGCTTGGAAGGTCAGCCGATCAAGTAAATATTGTTCAACGAACCGCCACAGGCTAACCGGCCTGCGGCGGTTTTTCTATGCAAGTAAGGAGGCTTCAAATGGGAAAATCAACAATAACGCTTCAGGTGCAAAACTTCGACAGTCTCATGCGGCAAGTACAGCAACTCAAGTCATCGTTTCTATGGTTTCGCCTGAAACGCGGATATTTGCGGCTTTCCCACCTTCGCCTTTTTTGGCGGGCATAATCTTGAAACCGTCAATGCAAACATTTACAAAAAGCTCAACGACGAGACAGCCAAGCGACTCCAGCACAACCTCGACAGAGCCATCGGGAAATAGCCCACAGCGGCGCACAGGTTTTTGATTTGGAGGGTTATGCTGTACTTCTTGCGGACTCGCGCCATCGCCACATTGAGGGCAGCCCCGCCTTTAGCATTTACCCCTTCGCCCGGGATTG